CCCTTGGTCCAGTAGAGCCCGCCGATACAAGCAAGCTCCGGGTGCGCGTCCATCGATTCAATGAGCTTGATGACACCATCCGGCGGCGGCACGTTGTCATGCTCGATCGTCAGAATGTATTCCCATTCCGATAGCGTCGACTCAGCCAACACCGCAGTGATCGCTTGGGTGTATGCATCTCCGACCTCCATTCCCAAGCAGAGCATCCGATAGACACCCTGGTTTGGCGGAAAGATCAGGTTCCAATGAGACAACGCAACCTTCGTTGAGATCGTGTTCGACGCCGGCAGCATCACTATGATGCGCTGCTTCTTCCAGGACGCGCCCTGAAGAATGCGTGAGGCGGACGTGTCGAACGCCTCGTTGTGGCGGCCTTCGGCGCCACGGTCGAACGATATGATCTGTGCTTGCGTCATACCTGCCCCATTACCCCTTGCGCAATCACGTCGTGAATCTCCTGTAGGTTGGCCCGCTGCTGGTCGTTCAGCATAGACCATGCATCAAACGCCCGCTGGGTCGTGGTCCGCGGCTTGCCATCTGCATCAACCCAGTTGAGCATGAGCAGGATCGTGAGACCAATCATTGTAAAGCCATCGTCCGCTATTTCTGGAACGAATGTTCCAGCGCTTGCGACTTGAGCTGTGAGAATGGTCATGACGCACCTATTGGAACGTGTTCAGTTTCAAGTCATATAATATTGGATAATTCAATAATGACATTGAATAGTCACTAAAGGCAATAGATGCTCTAGTGACTCCTGTAGAAAGAAGGCCGGCGCCTGGCAACAGTGCCATAGAATTGTTTGTATTCTGGCCAAAAGGTCGCCCACCCGCAATAGCTGGGACAAATGCATTTACCCAAGATATCGTATTTGCGAGTGCAGTTGTGTTGGCTCCACCAGTAGCAGTGTTCGTAGTGCTGAACTGCGCCCCAAAAAAGTATTCTCTAGCAGTCAAAGTTGTCTGGGCGAATGTCATATCGAACCAGAAGTTTCCAGTAACGCTACCAGTCGCATTGCTCGACCAGCTTGCCGTTGTAGTTCCACTAAATGATAATACGGAAGAAAGTGTTGAGACATTCCTGGTATAAAGCACGCCAGAATATGATGCGTCTACATATGCAGAAGATGCGTTGGCTGCAGTCGCCACAGACGCCACACGCATAAAGATGCGTGCCAATGAACATACTAAAGGTTGCGGCGGACGAATAGGCTGAATCCAGAAATCTGAGTTCTTTTGTGCGGAACCTGCCTGTGGAGCAATTGTAATGTTGCCAAAATCACTTAGCATCGGCCCGCTAAAAACTATCGACCCAGTCGACCCGCCAACGCTGATCCCGCCTGACCCAGCGAAGATAACATTCGTCCCGCTCCCCGTGCTGTTGCCTATCGTATTTCCAGTCAGCGTGTAGAACTGATTGTGCGCAGAGTTCCAATCCGGTCCACGCACAAGGTCCGTTGCCGCCACAGTCGCGGTTGAGCCCTGACTGTCAAATACCGTGACAGTCCCGGTCCAAGCCGCAACGGTGTTGGAAAAGACGTGAGAGACGGCCACGGATTAGGCCGGCTCATAGATGATATGGCCACCGATTGGTTGCGCCGCACTGCCGGTATAGCCCGATAGCGTCGTTTCCGAAACCGATACGGTAGTTCCAAGAATGGTCCATGGCGCACGGTCGGGCGGTTCCCAGTGAAATGAGCCGCCGAACCCGTTGAACGAGAAGTTCAGCCTGGCCGTAAGCGCCGTATTGGTGCGGCTCGGTCCGGTCGTTGCCGCAATGAAGCTCAACGGAACCGCTGCCAATGCGGCAGTCGCGGTATGCACAGGACCGTCACCGTTCGGGGCCGCGAGTGCCGTAGGCGTGGCCCCAAGCACCAGGTCCCGAGCCCATTGCAGCATCATCACTGCGGAAGCGGCTGCCTGACCGCCGAAATGCAGCTCCTTGACATCGAGCAGCTGCGTGGCGTTGGCCGCCCCCAATGCCATATATGTTGAGTTTGCCATGGCTGTATTATCGGCCGTTGCTGTCGGGGTAAACGCCTGCACGCTGAATGATCGACGATTTGCCATGGCTTGTTCCTATGTTGGGAAGAGGACTTTCGACGGATTGGTAATGACAATGCCGTGCTCGGCACCGTTGCGCACGATATCAGCAAGTCGTTCGAATGGTGTATGAACATAGCCGGGCAACCGCGATTGAGCCTCGCAGCCATCGCAGATGTAGAGATTACCGCATTTCGTGCAGCTTGCACGCTCACGTTGCCGTAGCGGATTCTTGATCACGCATCCCCCGCAATGCGCGCATCGTAGGCTGGCGGCCTCAAACACCTTGCCCTCACCGCACAATTTCGGGTCATAGCCTGCCCACCGCGCAGCCTCTTCCGGTATCCCAGGTGATGCGCTATGGTCGATGATGAGGTAACCCTCTCTATTGCTCATTCAATCGGCACCGTATGACTCACCCGTCCATGCTCATCACGGACAATCTTCATGCCCTTGTGCGTCTTGACGGGCGACGGCGTCTGTAGTTTCGACAGCACGTTATCGATCAGCGCATGATCCACATGGCTTTCCGTCGTGCCATCCGCCCCGGTCTTGGTCGTTGTGGTCGCGGCCTTTATCGCAGTTTCAGCCACCTTCATGTGGTGCTCACGCTGCTTGATCTCGGCGTCGAGCATGTGCATTTGCCGCTCAAGCTCGAACTTCTGCTTGGCAAGTTCAATATCTGATTGGACCTTCATTTGCTGATGGGCCATGTCAGCCTGCATCTTGGCCTGCTGATGCTGCTGGTCAGCCGCCATCTTCTGTTGTTCAGCCTGTGCTTTGGCCTGAATCTCCAGCATCTTCGGGTCTTGCTGCGGCTGGGGCGGCGGCTGGGTGGCCGGGTCCGTGAAGAATTCGTCCGTGTTCGGAAACCCAGCCAGCTTCGATGCGTGCTTGGCCGCATTATACAGGTTCTCGTCCGACACCAGATTGGTCTTGCCGGCTGCGAGGGCCTCCTTTTGCAAGCTGATGATTGCCATCACACCAGCCAACTGCTGGGCCTTTGAGCCGGTCCCCAGCCCGATATTCGGCACCATGTCGTTGCGTTCCTGCCAGTCGCGTGGGTCAACATCCACCCACTTGTTGCGCAGCCGCACCGTCTCGGCCTGCTGGCCATTCTTGCGGATGAGGCCGTGGAGCAAAACGAACAAATCCTTGATACCGGTCTCGGCAAATATCTTCGCGATCATCTTGACGCGCATCTGGGATGCGTCCGCCATCTGGTTGGCGATGGTGGCGACCTGGTTCTGAAGAGCGTTCGGGTCGACGCCTTGGCCCTGCCGCGTTACCCCGGTCCGCCACTCCCGCGTTGCATCAAAATATTGCAGCGCGGGATAAATCGAGGCCGTGATATCGGGGATAGTCTGCCATTGTACCGCGGTGCCCGTCTTTGACCGTATCGGCATTCCGTGGGCCGATTTCATCAGGTCATCGAGCGTGCTGTCCGATGACTGCTGTTCCGACACCTCGGGACGGGGGTTGTTGTGCGCATACAGGTTATCGAGTGCGCCACGGATTAACGCGGTCTTGATCCGCTGAATATCCATGATGAGATCGGCAATAGACCGGCCAAAGAACCGGTGCGTCACTGGGGAAGGCGTCAATGCCGCAAATGGCATGTCGTCGACTTCCGCGATATCCGTCTTGCCATCCAGAATTAGAATATCCCCTACCTCGCCCCCGGTCGTGACCCGGTATAGCCTGGTCTTGTTGTTGCCCTCGTAGTCCATCCGGACATAATGCTCGGTCACCCGGACCAATCGGCTACCCTTGTTGGCCGAATCGCTACCCTGCGCATTATTCCGGTTTTCATCGACGCTGTCGCGCTTCAGGCTCTCCTGGGTCTGCGTCCCGGTGTAGCTGTCCAGCCGGCGCACCTGCTCGGCATCATATCCCTGGTCGATCAGATCCGATTCGCGCTTAGTCACCTCATGGAAGCAGTAGCCTGAATCCTTGATCGTCCGGGCATTGCGCTCAATGCCGAATTCCTCCGGTGGAACGCCCATAACCTTGGCGCACGAATAATTCTTCTTGGTCGATATCGTGACGTCATGCCACTTCGGGGGAGTAGGAGCGGCCATCTGAGCCATGGGACCGCCAAGAGAGTTCGCAGTTGGCACGATACCATTAGCCGCCGGTCCGCCGAACGGCATTGGAGGTTGGCTGGCCGGCGGGTCAGGTGCGAACATTGCGCTTTATCGCCTCGACTATTCGTTCAAGCCATGCCGTCAACGCTTTGGCTAGCTTCGTTAGCAATTCCAACACCAAAAACACGATGAACGCTGTTTTCACGTCGAAATATGCAATCGCCAAAATGATGGCGAGTAATGCGGCATCACCTAGATTCGTAAGTGGCTTAGACATCAGACTGTCCTCTGGCCATTTCCATCATCGCTTTCCGCTCTGGATTTTCGCCAATGAGAGCCGGCCAATCATCGACCCACACATGCACGTCCACCTGTTGCTCATACATATATTCAGCTTTCGGACGGCCAGCCGTGTAGAAAACCTCGCCTGGGAAGTCGTCAATCGGCGTCTTCGGATGACGAAAGCTCACGCAAAACACGCGCGCGCCGGCAGACCGCAGCACATCAATAACCTTCCCCCACGTCTCCGGGCAGGTCGTGAATGTGTCGTCATAGTCGATGGCAACACCAAATGGACGGACAGCCCCCTTGATCTCGCTATGCTGCATGCTCGGTAGCCTCCGGTTCCGTGCTTGTCTCATCAACCAGCTTCGGCTTCGGGCCTGGCCGCTTCCGGTTCATGGCCGCGACAATCATCTCCTCAGCCACTGCGAGGCGATCCTCGTGGTCCGCTATCATGGCCTGCAATTCGGCTACCGCAGCCTTCATTGCGACCATGGCCGGAACCGACAAACCAACCATAAGGTCAGCCCGCTGTGGTGCAATCGTGCTGAGCACATGCACGTCGAAAGCCTCGCGGCCGTCGAATACCAGCCATTGCCCATGGGCCTGATAGCGGAATGGATCGCCTGGTGCAAGCTGCTCAGTCGGATAGGCCTCAAGCTCGGCCTGGGTCAGCGTCTTGCTTGCCATTCTCGGATTCCTTTGGTTCGTCGTCGTCCGTATCGCCGGGCTGCAATTTCTCGGTATGCTCCACGATCGTAATCTTCGGATCGCCGGCCAGCATGGTAAATTGAGCGTCGTCCAGATCGTAGAACGTCTGTCGACTTTCCCGCTCCTCTTTCTCCCAGGCGACCTTCACGATGCCCACCTTCGAGAGCAGCGCGTCTTTCATGAACGCATAAAGGATCATGAACCCAGGATTCTTTTGCATGAACACGTGGTTCACATAATCCGTCTCCTGATCGGCAGCCTCTGCGTCCTCCTTGCCGATAGCCATAAATTTTACCACCTGCTCGCCGCCGGTGAATATGTCCATCAGCTCGGGCATCAGGCCCTCGATAGTGTCCGATACGTCCGTTGATACCGCAGCTGACCGGCCCTCAGGGGACGGCATGTCATTGGTCATGTCCCCCATGTAGTAGTCCATGGCGCTGGACCGGGCCGATGACAGCTTTGACGCCTGCATGGCCGATAGTGCGTCCGTCCGCTCCGCACTCAGAATCGTCTTGACGTCGCCAACGCTCATTTTAGACATTGTGCTTCCGCCAGCCGTTATATGCATCCCATACCGCACCATTAGACCATTTTAGCGCATGGATGCGCTTTCCAGCCGGGCCCGGCACTGGCAATTGCTTCCATTCAGCCCACGGAATCCACTCGGCACCCTCAACATCCGAAATGTGCGTCACTTCCATGGGATACATATCCTGCATTTCCTGCATTTCTACTCCTAATTGGTATCAGCCAAGGGAAACCGGCCATTCTCCATGCGCATGCAACCCTAGACTATCCCCAATCGCGGAGACTCAAGCACCCGATTGAACCGGTTCCGCTTGCTCGGCTCTTCATAATGGATAGCCATCAGGCCGAATGCGTCTGCCCCGTGGCTTGACCAGTCGTGGTCAGGCCCCATTCCGACGCTCCTGATTTCATCCTTGCGCTCGTGGTAGTAGCCCAGCGCCTCACGTCCGGCCTCTGTCGGCTTTTCGTTGAACCACACCTTCGGCATGATACGCCGCACCGCCTCAATGCGCATCATTGCCGCGCCACGCCCTTGATTCTTCACGATTTCTACCTGTCGAAACCCTGCGTCCCGGAGGTGCTCCTCGTACCGCTTGCCCGTGATGTTGTTCTCGTTCACCCCGTCATGCGGCAGGATGCACATCACATCCTCGTAGCCACGCTTGCGCAGCTCGGTAACGTAGTACGCTAGAACCTGTCCCACGCCCTCCAGGTAATCCAAGACCCTGATTTCCTGCCCCACAAATTGGACAATCCAGATAGCCATTGCGTCCGCAGTCGCGCCACTGCCGCCCAAATCCCAGTAGGCCCGGATCGGGAGGAGTGGGTCTGCCGATATAATGCCGATACGGCCGTCTGCCCGGCACTTGGCGAGGCCGGACGCGAAGTACGCGCCCTCAAACGCTTTCGCATACCCGCCCTCCCATATGTGATCATAGCGATCAGGATAGAGCGATAGTTCAAGCTGGCGTTCCTCCTCAAGCACCGCCGGGAACCATGGATTGTCCCGCCAACTGGCGCCTATCACTATGGAATTGTGAGGCTTTTGGCCCCTCAGAAACTCGTCAATAGCGTCCGTCTTGCGCCTGGGATTCCAGCTGAACCACAGCTCGGACTTCTCAACCCGGATGGTCGGACGCAACAGCGATAAACTGCGGGCGCTCGTGGTCTGCGCCTCGTCGGTCCATGCTATCCGGCAACCCTCCAGTGATTTGACCGACTCGGCCGTGTGATCCTGCATGCCGGTGAATATGATCAGCCCATCGCCAGGCGTCTTGATCCGATCGTACAGGCAGTCGAACTTGTCACCCAAGCCATGCTGCTGAATCTTGGTCTCCAATAGGTGCTTGGACGATTGCGCCAATGTCCGCTGGACCTCGCGAATGCATACCGCACGGGTACCAGGCACTGATACGCATTCATCGAGCAGCGAGTCGGCGAAGAAGTGTGATCCACCCTTGCCGCGACCGCCCCAAATCCCCTTATACCGGCTCGGTCCTAGTAGCGGCTCGTATACCGCTGCTGTCGGTAGTCTCAGGACGGACAATTACACGCTCCACCTTGTGGATGACCTCGACCGGTCCGAGGGCAGCATCGCCACCTATTGCTACCCGGTCCCCATACTTCTTCGGTGCCAGCTTGCTCATCAGCCATTTGCGTGAGTCGATTTGCAGCCGACGATGGGCCAACATGTCTTCATGGACAGTTTTCGAGAATGGGACACCCTCAGCATTAGTGCCCTCTTCCGTCCTCACCCCCTCCATTGGAGTATCAGCTATGTCTATGATTTGTTGAGCCCAATACTCTGTTTGGGCCTCTCTCGCCCGCGCGTATTGCTCACGAAAGGTAATATTATCCTGATTAGCCAACCACCTGAATACGGATGCTTGGGATGGCATATCCTGGGTATTGCATATTGATCGCAGGCTTTCGCCCTCAGCTATACGTTGGCAGATTAGGGATGCCATTTCCTGGGTGTAGTCTGATGGCCTGCCCGTCTTCCCTGCCATTGATCAATTTTCCGTGTCTAATTCAGATTGCGGGCATTGTTCGCCCGGGTGATATTCGTTCCAATCGGCTAATTTTTGCGATCGAGCGTATATTGCGTCTGCGCAGTAGTCGCAAACCATTGCCTCGGACTCCAATTCGCCGAATAGGTGCGCATGACATTTACGGCACCTTGGCTCATATTTTTCCATGATCAATTTTCCGTGATTGGATGAGTGGGGCCTGACCGTCCTATGGGACGAGAGGATGGGAGAGTCAGGCCCCTGACCTAGCCGCAGCCCGGAGGCGTTG